TGATGTTGTGCGCCTACTGTCCTATCGTAACGCTGTATTACCAGAGAAGGATAAACAACGTTACTACTATGATGGCGATACCACCTAGCCAATCGTCCCATTTCGGATATTTCATTGTCCTATCTCCTTGCCAGGTTCGCCGCGCCAGCGGCGAAAAAATTTTGGGGCCACCGATTAAGGCAGCCCCATAGGGTTTTGTTATGTGGTAGATTCAGTCGTGATAAAACGCTGAGTCATCAAAGTAGGAATCAGCTAGGTCACCAAAGTAATCTGCTGGCTCCTTGTCAAAGTCGGGGTCATCCTCCCATGTGTTGGGTTCCTGTGTCATGCTGCTGCTTGCTCCCATGTGGACAGGTTTTTCTTAGCTGTCTTGTCATCCGCTGTTTTATCGGGGTCATCGTCATGCGTTTCCTGCAGGTCAAATGCCTTGAACTCTTTGCCAGTGTTGGCGTGGTGAACATCGGCAAGCGCAGTAAATAGTTGTTGCGCTAACAATAGCTCACTGTGTAGCTGGTCGCATTTGGTTTCAACGCGCTGCTTATCGCCGTCATACTTATCACGCTCAAACATCTTGATCAGTTGGATATTGTGCCGCAACTCTGCCTTGATACCGATAAACTTTTTAACGCGCTCGCCATTTACCTTGGTGTAATAGCTGGTTGATTTGCTATTAATCCTACGGTTAAGGCTATTCAGCAAGCCAGTAACAACTGCATACTGACCGGCGCTATGGGTGTTCCAAGTCTTCTGCTCTCTGCCATATGTAATCGGATCATAGAAATAAGACGACAAACTAGCGGCCAAAACAATAGCAGGTGTTTCGGTTGCGTTTGCTGCATCAATTGCATCAGCTACATTCTGCGGAATATTCGTAGATTTAGACATAGTTTTCTCCATATATAATATTACATTTGATCCAACCAACTGAACCAAACCAGATTTGTTCCGGCCAATTTTCGGCGGGAACAGGGACCAAGCTAACTTATGGCTCAACCCACTTGGGCGGCCTTCTTAGGCCGTGTATGTCTAGTGCCAATTTGAAGCAAGTTGAGCCGCGTCTGCGGTCAACCTTGCCATCGCGATGGAATCTTAGATTGGGGTCGGCCTGCTCCTTCAAGCAGGCAGGCGTCAATGTAAGACCGGAAATTGGTACTAGATATACATTGAGCCATCAGTTAGTGCCGTGTCCCCCGCCGACAATTTGTCGTAACAAATATATATATACATATATTCAATATTCTTTAGCGGTAGAAGGGGGGGAGCGAAGCGATGGGGGATGATCTCGCAAGATCGCCCCCTAAAACAGATGGCGACTAGCCATTCATTTAATCTTGCAATAGCCGAGGAACGAGGGAATGATACCCACCCGCAGGGATAAGACGGCCATAGGTCGGCTTAGTTCATGGGTAGCACGGCCATTGCCCATAGCTCTACTTTAAGCAGACTGAACCGCAAATGCGTCAAGCCCTAAAGCCATGTGCATTGGTATGGGTTTGTGCAACATAGGATAGGACAGGATTGACAGACCTGATGCAGCGCTGCTAACCGTGGGGGGGAGAGGGTGAGGGGGGGCAGTAGCAGGATATAGATATGTTAGAGCAACGTAAATTAACCAAGAAACAGACGTGTCTGGTGGATACGCTCGTAGCGACAGGATGCACATTGCGCGAAGCTGCAACAGAAGCAGGATACGCCGAAGGTGAATCTGGAAGAGTAACAGCAAGCAAAACGATACGCTTACCGCATGTGCAGTCTTACATGATGCAACGGGTCAACGAACAGCTTGGTATGAATGCTACTGTGGCTGCAGCGCGTGTTATGAACTTGGCAACTGGGGCTAGATCAGAGTACGTTCAGCTAGAAGCAAGCAAGGATATATTAGATCGCGCTGGATTTAAGCCGATAGATCGCAGCCAAGTACAAGTTGCTGGGGACATTAGAGTTAGCATTGACTTGAGTTAGGTGGGGTGGGGTCAAAAACGGGCGACACTTATTAGCTAGAGATCACTCACTCACATTATTCCTAAAAAAAGTACCTTTGCAAAAATATTATTTTGCTCTAGGGGTTTTGTTGAATAGGAGATTGATTTGCCACAAGAGTCTACAAAGAGTTTGTTAAAGCGCGCTGAGTCTTTAGAGGCTCGCATTCGTTCTATGGAAGATGCTAGTGGTGCGTTCACTCCTGCGATACCTACTAAGGGCCTTGGTTTTTTTAAGAAGAACGCGGCTCGTATTATTAATAGGTTGAAGGACATGCGGCAGGATCAGGTTCTTAGTGGCAAGGATTATAAGCGTATGAACAAGACCTTGCTTGAGTTAGACAACAAGCTGTTTCGTCGTGGCAAGCCTCGGTAATGAGGGCTGGCGTATTAGCATCGGTATTAAGGATTCATTATGTCAACAACACCAGCGTGGACAAGACAGGAAGGCAAGAACCCAGCGGGGGGCTTGAATGCAAGGGGTCGGGCGGGAACGGGGATGAAGCCTCCGGTAAGAAGCGGAGACAACCCAAGAAGAGCCAGCTTTCTAGCGCGGATGGGAAACATGAGAGGCCCCGAAAGGGACGAAAAAGGAAAGCCAACTCGCCTTCTTCTTAGCTTAAGAGTGTGGGGCGCATCGTCCAAAGCTGACGCAAAAGCGAAGGCTAGAGCAATTAGTAAGCGGAACAAAGCAAAAGAAGGAAAGTCAAATGCCTAGTGGTAAAGGAACTTACGGAACTACAGTTGGTCGCCCTCCTAAGAAACCTAAAGGCGGAAAGAAAAAGTAATGGCGGTTAATGCTGCTGGTAATTACACTAAGCCCAAGATGCGAAAGTCTTTGTTTAACAGAATAAAGGCTGCGAATGTTCAAGGTACTGCTGCTGGAAAGTGGTCGGCGCGTAAGGCTCAGTTATTAGCCAAGCGTTATAAAGCTGCGGGTGGCGGTTACACATGAAGAAGCCTCAGAGATCATTATTGAATTGGGGCAAGCAGAAGTGGCGCACCAAGTCGGGCAAGCGATCTAGTGACACTGGTGAACGGTACTTACCTAGTAAAGCTATTGCTGCTCTTAGTGATTCTGAATATGCAGCTACAACCGCAGCTAAACGAAAGGGCAAGGCTAAGGGTAAGCAATTTGTGGCTCAACCGAAAGCTATTGCTAAAAAAGTAAGGCAGTATCGCACATGAGTTTTATATCTACCCTTTCCCTAGCAGAGCTAGAAGTACTTAGGCAGATAGTTAGAAAGGTTCATCTAACGTATGTGCCGCTGGACTTTGCCACTGACAGGGAATGCGATAAGATGATTGACGGCATGGCCCCTGAGACTGTTGATAGAATGTTGAGGTTCGGCAGACAGTACTGTGGTTGATTTTAAATATAAACCAGACGGAGAAACGCTTAAGGCGTTTATGAAAGACAATACATTCTTTCGTGGCATTCGCGGTCCTGTAGGTTCTGGCAAGTCTGTTGGTTGCTGCATTGAGGTATTCCGCAGGGCGCTTGGTCAGGAAAAGAATAGCAAGGGTATACGCAGAAGTCGCTGGGCAATCATTCGTAATACCAACCCACAACTTAGAACCACTACCATTAAGACTTGGCTTGATTGGTTTCCAGAAGCTGATTGGGGTAAGTTTACTTGGTCGGTTCCTTATACTCACCACATTAAAAAGGGTGACATTGATCTTGAGGTTTTGTTCTTAGCTCTTGATAGGCCCGAAGACGTTAAGAAGTTATTGTCATTAGAACTTACTGGCATTTGGGTTAATGAAGCTAGAGAAATACCCAAGTCTATTATGGACGCGTGTACTATGCGCGTTGGCCGCTTTCCTTCTATGCGTGAGGGAGGGCCGTCTTGGACAGGAGTTATTGCTGATACCAATGCACCAGAGGAAGATCACTGGTGGCCGATTATGTCTGGTGAGGTTCCGATTCCAGATCACATACCGCGAGAACAAGCCAAGATGTTAGTTAAACCTGACAACTGGTCATTCTTTACGCAACCTGCTGCTATGACTGAGGTTAAGAACGACGAGAATGAGGTGGATAGTTACAAGCCCAGTAAGAGCGCAGAGAATACCAAGAACATGATGGGGTCTTATTATCCTAACTTAATACAAGGTAAGACTAAAAGCTGGATAGATGTTTACGTTATGAATCGCTTGGGTTCTATACAGGACGGCAAGCCAATCTATCCTATGTTTGTTACTGACACACACGTTGCTAAGGAGGAAATCCCTGTTGCTGCTGGTTATCCTTTGTATATTGGTTTGGATTTTGGTCTAACTCCTGCGGCTACTATGGGTCAAAAGGTTAGAGGTAGATGGTTAGTACAGGATGAAGTCGTTGCGTTTGACATGGGTATTGTTAGGTTTGCGGAAGTTCTACGTGAGCAGATTGCTACTAGATTTTCTC